TGGGCCAGAGAGGTCATTGAGGAAGTTGCAGCTTTCCCGGTTGGAGAGCATGATGATTACGTGGATACGATGACACAGGCGCTGCTGCGGTTCAGACAGGGTGGGTTCATATCGCTGCCAAGCGATGAACAGGACGACGTTCGCTATTTCCGTGGCTTTCGCGGGCAGAAACGCGGGTACTACTTAGGTTAGGACAGATTATGGCTATTAGTAAACCATTGTATGAAATGCCCGAAGGCATTGAGGCACTTGCGCTTGAAGAAGCGCCTATTGAGATAGAGATTGAAGACCCCGAGGCTGTAAGGATTGGTATGGGGCCGGTGACTATTGAGCTTGAGGCTGAGGAAGAACGAGAAGATACATTTGACGCTAATTTAGCGGAATCAATGGACGAGAGTGCCTTACAGAAAGTTGCCTCGGACATTATGGAGATGGTGCAGGCCGATATTGATGCGCGTAAAGATTGGGTCGAAATGTACGTCAAGGGGCTCGATGTATTAGGGCTGCGCTACGATGAAGTGACTGAACCTTGGGATGGTGCGTGTGGGGTATTTTCTACGCTGCTGACTGAGGCAGCGATTCGCTTTCAAAGCGAAGCGATTATGGAGACATTCCCTCCAGCTGGGCCGGTAAAAACACAGATTGTTGGGCAGTGGGATAAGAAGAAAGAGCAGGCAGGCGCACGTGTACAGGCTGATATGAATTATCAGCTCACGGATAAAATGCCCGAATATCGATCAGAGCACGAACGTGCATTATGGTCACTGGCGCTGGCAGGGAGTGCATTTAAAAAAGTTTATTATGACCCTACGCTAGGACGGCAGGTTTCTATTTATGTTCCTGCTGAAGATGTCATCCTCCCTTACGGTGTAACAAGCGTACGTCGGACAGAAAGACTTACGCATATTATGCGTAAGACAAAAAACGATATTAAGCGTTTACAGGTTGCTGGATTTTATCGAGATGTTGATCTTGGTGAACCTCTTTCAAACCAGTCGGATATTGAGAAAGCAAAAGCTCAAAAAGAAGGGTACGACCCAGTTGATGATAAACGCTATCAGGTTTATGAAGTTCAGATTGAATATGATATGCCGGGGTATGAAGAAGAACTCCCGCTGCCTTACGTTGTTACAGTAGATAAAGGCACTAATAAAGTATTAGCGATAAGGCGTAATTATAAAGAAGACGACGATAAACATTTAACCCGTCAGCATTTTGTTCATTATGTATATATCCCCGGCTTTGGGGCGTATGGATTTGGGTTAATTCATATTATCGGTGGGTACGCTATTGCTGGCACCATGTTAATTCGCCAGCTTGTGGACGCAGGTTCATTATCTAATCTTCCGGGCGGTCTTAAGTCCAGAGGATTGCGGATTAAAGGTGACGATACGCCGATTGGTCCGGGCGAATGGCGGGACGTGGACGTGCCCAGTGGCGCTATTAAAGACAACATCCTCCCGCTGCCTTATAAAGAGCCCAGTCAGGTTCTCCTTTCGCTCCTCAATCAGATTACTGATGAGGCGCGGCGCTTAGGGGCTATTGTTGATATGAAGGTCAGCGACATGAGTGCTAATGCACCTGTCGGGACAACACTTGCCCTACTCGAAAGACAACTAAAAACAATGGGCGCTGTACAGGCCCGCGTCCATGCAGCGATGAAAGAGGAGTTTCGGCTCCTGAAAGACATCATCAGGGACTACACGTCGCCTGATTACAGCTACGTACCGCAGGACGGGACACCACAGGTTAAAGCTGAAGATTACGACATGGTGGAGGTCATCCCCGTGTCTGATCCCAACGCCTCGACAATGGCGCAGCGGGTGGTGCAGTATCAAGCTGCCTTGCAGCTGGCTCAAGGAGCCCCGCAGCTCTATGACCTGCCTCGACTGCACCGACAGATGCTGGAGGTGTTGGGAATACCCAACGCTGACAAACTCGTGCCTACAGAGGACGACCAGAAACCACGTGATCCGATCAGTGAGAACATGAACGCGCTGAAAGGCGTACCACTTAAAGCGTTTATTTATCAGGATCACGACGCGCACATTGCAGCGCATATGAACTTTATGCGTGATCCTCAGACAGCGGCAATGATTGGGCAGAACCCTGTCGCGCAGGCCATACAGGGCGCGTTGATGGCGCACGTGGCTGAGCACTTCGGGTATGCCTACCGCAGACAGATTGAGGAGCGTGTTGGCTTGGTGTTACCGCCGCCTGATATGGAGATGTCTGAGGAAGAAGAAGTGGCGATGTCTCGCTTCGTGGCACAAGCCTCGCAGCAGTTGTTGCAGATTCACACCGCACAGGCTCAACAACAGCAGGCTCAACAGATGGCACAAGATCCGCTGGTGCAGATGCAGCAGCAGGAGTTGCAGATTAAGCAGGCAGAAGTTCAGCGTAAAGCGCAGAAGGACGCAGCAGATACACAGATCCAGCAGGAGCGCTTAGATATTGAGCGTGATCGCATACAGGCTCAACTGGTGAAAGATGGACTCGACATTGCAGAAAAATCAAGAGCAGAGCGACGAGGTTGACCCGGAGGGGCTGAAGCATAACGGGTATATCCTGACAAGTAAGGACGTTAGGGATGCTCGTTATGCTGTGTGTAAAGCCTGTCCAAAACTAAGAGCGATGCTTAAGACTTGTAAGGACTGCGGGTGTTTTATGCCTGCAAAAACATGGTTAAAAAATACTAACTGCCCTGATTATTGGTGGTAAATATGTCTAATGAACGTTCAATGCTGGATCATTTATTTAATAAGCTCAAAGAACGTGAACGTGAAGTAAGCGATGCAATGGCTGAAGGCTCTTGTAAAGACTTTGCTGAATATAGGAATTTGTGCGGCGTAATCCAAGGTCTGCGCCGTGCAAGGATGGAAGTACAAGACCTTGTGCAACGATATGAGGAATTTGAAAATGACTGAAGCAGCCCAAGCTGTAATTGAAGATATTCAGGAAAAAGCCAAGCAATTGCCGATTGTTAAAGGGTATAAGATTCTTTGCACCTTGCCTAACATCGAAAATAAGTTTGATAGCGGGATTATTAAAGCAGACGCCACCGTCAAGTTTGAAGAGTTACTGAGTAACGTGCTTTTCGTTGTAGCACTTGGTGATATGGCTTATGCCGACCAGAACCGATTTCCAACAGGCCCGTGGTGTAAAGCAGGGGACTTTATTATTACCCGTGCTAACACTGGCACTCGCCTCAAGATTCACGACCGCGAGTTTCGGATTATTAACGATGATTCCGTCGAAGCTGTGGTGGAAGACCCCCGTGGCATTCAACGTGCGTGAGGTGATATATGGATAAAACTGAATTCAAGTTCCCTGATGAAAAAGAGACTGAAACAGAAGTCGTTGCAGAAGCTAATGACATTGAAATTGAAGTTGTTGATGACACGCCTACAGAAGATAAAGGCCGTAAACCTTTAGAAGAACCTGTTAGCGAGCCGTCAGACGATGAGTTGTCTAAATACGACGAGGGTGTTCAAAAACGTATTAAGAAGCTATCGCACGGATACCACGATGAGCGGCGAGCGAAAGAAGCTGCGCTGCGAGAGAAAGAGGAAGCGTTAAAGTTTGCTCAGCAGATCATCGAGGAGAATAAACGCTTAAAAGGATCAGTAACAGAAAACACTAACGCACTTGTAGAACACGCCAAAAGAGCGGCGACTCTTGAGCTTGAACAAGCCAAGAAAAAATATAAGGAAGCGTACGAGTCTTTTGATGCTGATCAGATATTAGCTGCGCAGGAAGAACTTGTATCAGCTAAATTAAAAGCGGAGCGGCTTGCTAATTATCGGCCTGCCCCTTTACAACAACAGGAAACTCCTGTACAAAACACTCCTGAATCCGCTTCAGCGCCCTCAGACCCCAAAGCACTTGCATGGCGAGACCAAAATCAGTGGTTTGGACAAGATGAGGAGATGACCAGCTTTGCGCTTGGGCTGCACCAAAAATTGGTCAGAGAAGGCATCGATCCACGGAGCGATGACTACTACGAACGCGTAAATAAACGTTTACGTCAGGTATTCCCCGAAAGCTTTCCTGATGCGCAGGAGAAAACAGAGGAGAAACCAAAACGGACGAGCAGTAATGTTGTAGCACCGGCAAGTAGAAGCGTTGCGCCAAAGAAAATCACGCTGACACAAACGCAGGTTGCACTTGCTAAGAAGTTAAAAATCCCTCTTGAACTGTATGCCCGGAAAGTGGCAGAAGGAATGGCACAAAATGGCTGAGAATCGTACAAACAGAGATTTAAATACCCGCGCTAAAGATGAGCGTCCTCGTAGCTGGGCACCGCCCACGTTACTGCCCGACCCTGCTCCTGAGCCCGGATATAAATATCGATGGATTCGCGTGTCCATGATGGGGCAATCCGATCCCCGTAATGTGTCAACTAAACTTCGTGAAGGTTGGGAACCTGTAAAAGCAGTAGACCATCCCGAAATTTCAATGTATCTGGATAATGACATCGAGCGTTATAAAGACAACATTGTTGTGGGTGGGCTAATGCTTTGTAAAACCCCGGTAGAACTTGTTGAGCAACGAAATGCTTTTTATCAGAAGCAAGCCGATGCACAAATGCGTTCTGTCGATAATTCATTCATGCGCGAGAACGATCCACGTATGCCTCTGTTTTCGGAGCGCAAATCGTCGGTGACGTTCGGACGCGGTAATCAACAATCGTAGGAGTATTCCAAATGGCTTACCCGACTGTTTCAGGCCCATACGGTCTGCGTCCGATCAACTTGATCGGCGGTCAGGTGTTTGCCGGAGCCACTCGTCAGCGCCGGATCGTAAATTCCAGCGCAAGCAGTATTGGCTTTGGTGACCCTGTGAAGTTTGATAGCAACGGTTGCGTTGTTGTCTGTACCGAAACAACTGCTGCCCCAACCACTGGTTTTGCTGGTGTGTTTATGGGCTGTACGTTTGTCTCATCCGTGACTGGTCAGCCGACCTTTTCACAAGCTTGGATCTCTGGCACCGCAGTAGCAAGCA